CGCGAGTAGTGAAAGCGGGCGAGGCACCGAAGAAACGGACGAGACGACGCATTAGAGGCGGAGGGATACGATTATGACAATCCTACAAAGGATTATGGAAGAATTAAATATTCGTGAAGTACACGAAATACCTACCGCTCTAACAAAGGCGTTGCTAGATTCGAATACATGTTCGGTACTTTTAAAGGCGATACAGCCTTACTATTCGTATGAAGCGTTACTTGCTGAATTTGAAGAACATAGCGCGGATAGAAAAAATTATATGCAAGATTACACGCCACAATGTGTGCTAGATATAATGGGAGGCATTACCCCGGGCGGTGATGTTCGCGATGTGTGCGCAGGAATAGGTGGATTATCTTTGGCTAAATTTAAGTCGGATAATACAGTGACACTAAGGCTTGAAGAGTATTCAAAAAATGCGATAGCCTTTATGCTACTCAATCTACTAATAGCTAATATAGATGCTGAAGTAGTAGAGAAGAACGTTCTTACTGGTGAAGAGCTTGCGTACTATAAAGTGGAATCTGCAGCATCTGGCTTTGGCCAAGTAGCTAAAGTAGATATGCTAGGAAGTAAAAAATATGATACCGTGATTAGTAATCCTCCGTATAGTCAATCTTGGATTCCACAAATGGATGAACGCTTTGAGGGCTATAAATTAGCCCCAAAGAGTAAAGCTGATTTTGCCTTTATACTTGATGGGCTTTATTCGTTAAATGCTTCTGGCACAGCTGCCTTTATCTTGCCGCACGGTGTGCTTTTCAGAGGACAGGCAGAGGGCGATATACGACGTAAGCTGATTGAGGATAATTTACTTGATGCGGTAATAGGACTGCCTTCTAATCTGTTTACAAATACAAGTATACCCGTGTGCGTATTGATATTTAAGAAAAATCGCGCTAATAAAGACGTTTTATTTATCGATGCGCAAAAAGATTTTGTTAAAAACAAAAATAAAAATATAATGACCGCCGAACAGGTGGAAAAAGTAATTAAAGCGTACAAGGACAGGGCGGATATAGAGCGATATTCTAGTAACATTAGCATGTCTACTATTTTAGACAATGACTATAATCTGAATATTCCACGCTATATTGATAGCTTTGAGCCTGAAGAAATACCAGATGCGGTACAGCTTGCTAAGGACTTAAACGAAATTAATCGAGAAAGCCGTATTTTGGGCTTAGAAATTGCGGAGATGTTAAAGCAATTAGTTTGTACAGATCCCGATTCACAAAAAGAGCATGATGAATTTGTAAAAGAATTTACAGAGTTTTTGGTATCGTCTGATAGCGCGTGTACAGTCGAGGAGCAAGAAGCTGTGATAAAAAAAATAGAAGATGTTAAGAAGTATCTACTTCAAAAGATGTTTGTGTAATGTTAAAAAATTACAAGAAATTTAAAATTACGGAAGTTGCTGATATACTGGGACGGCCTAAGAAGAATCAAATGTATCCGGAAGGTTGTATTTGCTTGCAAGTATCTGCAAGTAAAGGGGAATTGGTGTATTTAGATACCGCGCAACAGGTTGATGCTAAATATGTGGTGATTCAACCACGAAACGTAATCCCTTATTATTTATTTTTAATGATAGAAAAGGCAATGCCTGAATTTCTATATAAATATAGGCAAGGTCTAAATATATCAGCTCATGACATCAAACATATGGAGATATTGTGCCACACGGATGTGGAAACACAGGCTTTAATAAGCATGATGTTCCAATCTATGCATGGCACAAGTCTAAGCGCTCAACATGGGCGCTTTTTTAATGCCTGAAAGGAGGTGAAAGGATGGCAGAATGGACAATATATGAGGCAAAAGAGCATTTACAGGCGTGGCTAGAGGCGGATTTAGCATTGGCAACGGGCAAAGAGTACACCATTGGTAATCGCCGGTTAACTCGTGCGAATGTGCAAGAGGTGAAAGACCGCATCAACTTTTGGCGTAATGAAGTAGCAAGGCTCGAGAATAGACCTCGACGTCGTGCATATCGTGTCATTCCGCGGGATATATGAGTAAACGTAAGAAACAGTTTATGAAAACCGCAGCAGGTAGGCACAAAGCAACGCAATATTCTGGGAGTAAAACAAACTCAGGCTATTCTAATCACGGCGCTAATAGTTTTAAATCCAGCGCCAAAGGGTACCAGGTTAACTCTCAAGATGCAAGGCACGATATCGATGCTAACTTTAGGATGCTACGGGCAAGGTCTGTAGACCTTCAACAAGGTACACCAATTGCAGCTGGTGCACTAAAGACGAATAAAACCAATGTTATCGGTCCGGGCCTAAGGTTTAAAGCTAATATCCGTTATGAGGAATTGGGGTTAACGTTTGAAGAAAAGAACGCATGGGAACGGAAGACCGAACGTGAGTTCGCAATGTGGGCGAAGCACTGCGATGCACGCGAACAGACTGATTTCTACGGAATTCAGGCTCTAGTGTATTATGAAAAACTATTGTACGGCGATTCATTTGTAAATTTACCACTGCTGTTTAATCAAACGGATAAGAATCCTTACCCGTTGCGATTGCAGATTGTTGAATCGATTCTTGTAGCTTCTCCGCCTAAATATATGGGACGAGAAGAAGACGAGAATAACGACGTCATTCACGGCGTTAAGTTTAATAAATATGGCGCCGCCGTTGGCTTCTACGTATTAAATAAGCTGTATAACTCTTTTAACGATGATCATGACTACACATATATTCCGAAGTACGGCACACAAACCGGGCGGCGTAATATTATCCAGGTTATGACGATTGAGCGAAGTGGCCAGTTGCGTGGCATCCCTATATTGTCTCCGGTAATCGAGGATTTGAAAGTGCTTAGCCGGTACAATGATGCGGAAGTTATGAAGGTATTAGTTAATGCCTTGATGGCAATCTTCATTGAATCGGAAGCACCGGACGACATGTCGCTAGGGACTGCGATTGACGAAGACGATCAAGTGGATGCTGAAAACGACGAAACAATCGAATTAGGCAATGGCACAGTAAATGTCTTGGCGCCAGGTGAAAAAGTGAATGTAGCTGAAAAAACGCCAATACCAACGAGCTTTGCAGACTTTACGTCCTCACTTATTAGCCACGTAGGTGCGGCGCTAGAAATTCCATATGAGATTTTAGTTAAGCACTTTGGTCAAAGTTACTCCGCATCAAGAGCGGCGTTACTCGAATATTGGAAGTCTGTTGAAACGCAACGTGCTGAATTTATTACTCAATTTTGCAATCCTATTTACGAGGAGTGGCTTACGATGGCCATTCTATTAGGTCGCATTGATGCACCAGGTTTCTTTGATGATCCAATCATCCGAGAGGCGTGGCTAGGTGCTGAGTGGTACGGACCTTCTCAAGGTCAATTAGACCCGCAGAAGGAAGCTACCGCGGCAGAAATTCGTGTTAAGAATGCATTTAGTACTCGTGCTAAGGAAGCGGCAGAGCTTACGGGCATGGATTATGAAAATGAAATCTTACCACAACGTATTCGTGAACACCAATCTATGGATGAAGGAGGCTTGTTGAATGAACAAGGACAACAAATTTCAGTTCAAAATTCGAACTCCGCTAAATCTGATTCAGGAAGCGGAGACGATTGACGTCGATATTTACGGCGTAGTCGTGAATGGAGCCAGTTATTGGGACGAGGATACAGGCGTTTCTAACGTACTATCACAACTCCAAGGGTTGGATCCATCTCAAAACATCGTTCTACATGTTAACTCTGTAGGCGGCGAAGTATCAGCAGGCGTTACAATCTACAACCGATTGCGAGCTTTACAAAATAAGAAATCTGTTATTATCGAGGGCCTAGCGGCATCCATTGCTTCTATTATTTCAATGGCAGGCGATGAAATTCATATGGCACTGGGTAGTGAAATGATGATTCACAACCCAAGCTCATATGCATTTGGTGAAGCAGATGATTTTGAGAAAGCTGCGGAATCGTTACGCAAAACCAAAGAAAATCTTATCGATATTTACGAAGCACGCACAGGGCTAACTCGTGAAGAAATCGCAACCATGATGGATGATGAAACTTGGTTAACAGCAAGGGAAGCATTGGAGAAAGGGTTCTGCACAAGTGTAGATGAATCCTTGCAAATGGTTGCCTGCCGTAAAGGCACTGACTTAATTGTCAATGGCTTACCGATGAGTATGGATGTGCTCAAAGGGTTGCCTGTTGATAAATATGAAGAGAAAGGAGAGGAACCAATGGAAGTAACTGCTGAATTGTTACGTACAGATTATGCGGAAGTATATGATGAAGTATTTAATGCGGGTGTTGCTGCTGAACGTGCACGTTTACAAGCCCTTGATGGGATTAATAACGAAGCACGCGCGGAAGTTATCAATCGTGCTAAATACGAAACATACGCTACTGTTCAAGATGTAGCTGTTGAATTACTCAATATGCCACAACCTGAACAACCAACTAATCAATTACAGCAATTAGTGCAAGATGCTAACAATGCATCTAATCAAGTTGACACGGTCCCTGGTCAAGTGCTTGACGAGGATATCGATGATTCTGAAAAAACAATGCAAATTGTTGATCGTGTAATGAAAGCACGCAATAAGAAATAAGGAGGGCAGACAATATGCCATACGTGGAAGAACAAAAATTAGAGTATAAACCTCTAATCGCTGGCACGCAAATGCCAGTCGTTACAAAAAAAGTAACAATCGGTCAAGATGCTGCAGTAATTAAGGCAGGCACAGTATTAGAATTAGAAGCTACTTCTAAAAAAGCTAAACGTGCGGATACAGATGTATACGGTGTAGCGTTAGCTGATATTGATGCTACGAAAGGCGATGTAGTAGCCGAAATTGCTGTAACAGGTGAATTTGCTACAGCGAATTTAGTATTTGCTTCTGGCAAAACAGCGGAAGACTTCACAGCGAAAGCGGAAGCCCGCAATATTTATTTCCGTTAATAAGGAGGACACATGGATAATATTTACACACCTCAAACACTAGCTGCGGTGGTTCGTCGTACTCCCGATGTGCCATCCTTTTTGAAAGACTTATTTTTCAAAGATACAAAAACATTCTTAACAGAAACAGTTTCTTTTGACATTGTAAAAGGCCGCCGTACTATTACGCCTTGGGTAGCACCAAACTCTACAGCGCCTTTATCTCAACGCACTGGCGTGACTACAACTACTTACAAACCGGCACAAAAGAAAGAAAAACGCTCCATTACTGAAAACGATATCAAGGTTCGGTTAGCAGGTGAGCAGCCATTTGTTGGTACGGTATCTCCTGAAGAACGTGCTATCCAACTTTTAGCGCAAGATACACAAGAATTGAAAGATAACTTGGTGCGCTCTCAAGAAGTTATGGCGGCAGAAGTGTTATTCAACGGCCAAGCTCATATTAAAGGTGAAGGCATTGACGATGTTGTAGACTTTAACTTTACAAATAAAGAAACTTTGGCAGGCAACGCCCGCTGGGGTCAATCTGCAGCAGAAATTGTGGCCAACATCATTAAATGGAAAAAGAAATGCTTGAAAGCATCTGGCTTTAACCCTAATACATTGGTTATGAACTCTGAAACATTAGAAGTAATGCTTTCTGATAAAAAAATCTTGGCATTGTTCGATAATCGTCGTACAGAAATGGGCCTTTTGCAATTCGAACAAATGGCGGAAGGTGCTGTATATGTAGGTTTCATGGGTGGCCAAATCCAATGTAACGTGTTTACCTACGATAACTATTACGTAGACCCTACGGATGGCCAAGAAAAGGAAATGGTAGCTACTGGTAAATTGTTGGTTGCTTCTGATATGGCCAAATTCACTAAATTGTATGGCGCAAATACAATCATCCCTGGCGAAGGTATGGACTTTGTAACCTATGAAGGGGAATACGTAATGCGTCGATTGGTTACTCGCGACCCTGACGCGGCGTTTTTAGAATTACAATCTCGCCCTATTTACGTTCCATTTGATGTAGATTCCTACTTCGTAGCGGACGTATTGTAATTGAAAGGAGGTAAGACTAATGCCTGTACAAGCAAAGCACGCGATTAACACCGGTGATTATGTGTATAATCCAGGTGATATCATCTCCGATTTAACTGTAGAAGAAGAACAGCGCCTAATTCGTTTAGGCGCAGCGGTTGTAGTTGGTGATGATAAAAACAATGCAGAAGACTCGTTAGCCGAAGCTCTTGGCGTTATGACGAATGCGGATATCGCTGGTTATGGTAAATCTATTGGTCTTGACTTTGCAAGCAAAGCCACAAAGGCGGACATGATTTCCGATATTCTTGCTTCTGATGCGGACGTCAACTTGGAACTCTTATCCGATGAAGCACTTCGCGTAATGGCATCTGCTGAACAATTGGATGTTCCTGAAAACGCTACTCGTGAAGAACTCATCGACATCTTAGGTGAATAATCATGGGATTTAAGGACTTTGCGCAAAATGACATTGAAAAGGTGTTTATCAATTCCAATGAATTTGCCGAAGTACATAATCTAAATGGTACGCAGTGCTATGCAGTGGCGGAAGGTCTTACCGATAAGCAGCATGTCGAAATCATGGGCCAGGATATTGATGGGTTGATTTACGATACGATTATAGTACACGTGGCCAAGCGGGATTTACCAGAAGTGCCAGAGTACAATCAAATCTTTCGCTTTAACGGCCGCATTATGATGGTCCAATCATGCGAAGATGACATGGGTATACTAAGCATTGTCCTTAGGGGGAATAACTCGTGAGTGTAACTATTGACATAAAAGGGCTGAAAAATGGGCTAGCTAAGATAGATGCGATGGTCGTCGGTACGCCAAAGACCACAGCAAAAGCTATCAATAAAGCGTTACCTAAAATCAAAAAGGCGATAGTTGATCGTGTTAACGAGGACTACCTGATTACTAAAGCGAATATCAATAAAACCATAAAGGTGGATAAGGCAGGCATGACTTTATCTGCCTTTATTCGTTCAAAGGGTAGACCGATAGCTCTTACTAAATTCAGAGTTACGCCAAAAAGTCCGCCTAAACGGAGAGGGCGCATAGTCAAAGCGCAAGTAATGCGGAACGGTGGCGGAGGGCCAATCCCTAATGCTTTTATTGCTCGTATGAGGAGTGGACATATCGGGGCGATGTATCGTAAGGGTGCAGACAGGTATCCGATAGGGCAATTTCACGGCCCTTCGGTACCAAGCATATTGGGTGATGCCAAGATATCCGCTTTTGTTGGGAATAAAGCAGAGCAGGAATTGCAAAAGCAAATGGAACTCGCACTCGACACATTAATAGGAGGGTAATCGATGACACCTACGCAATTAGCAACCGATTTGGGGGCGTTCCTAAAACAAGTGCATGCTAACTATTTTAGCGACGATGCACAAGTAAAGGGGAATCCTTTATTGGTTGTACCGGGATTTTTAAAAATGAAAGAATCATCCAAGGAGGACCAATATCCGCACCTTGTTATTCGAATTAATAAGATTGAAGATACCTTGCAGGGGTCAACTGTCCAATTGTTTCTAATCCACGGTGTGTACTCTGAGGATGTGGAAAAGGGCTGGATGGAGATTACCAATTTCTTAGAAACCACAAGGCAAGCGCTACTGGCCCATCCCGTTATTGCTAAGCGGTACCGTTTAGTAATGGATGATAAACACGGAATTGATACCGACATCCCTCCGGATCAAGCCTATCCGTATTGGGAGGGATTTATGACAGTTAAATATGATATCGAACAAATACGAGAGGAGATGATTATTTAATGGCAAAAGATGATGCACCAGTTGAAGTTGTAAATGAAACAACAGAAATTGCGGAAACAACAGTTAAAACTAAAGATGCTAAACAAGTAATCTACTTAGGACCTAATAGTGCTGAACTAGGTCTTACAACAGGTACCGTTTATATTGACGGTATTCCTGCTGTAGTAGGTGAAGATAAAGCAATGCTACGATTATTGTTCGTGCCTATCAATAGGATTGCAGAGGCACAACAAGAATTAGCAACAGAAGGTACGGCAATGAACACCGCTTACCTTGAATTTAAAAAAGGAGGTCGTAGATAGTGGGAAACTATAGACACGGAATTTATACAAGAGAGGTTCCTACCTCTCTTATTTCTATGACAGAAGCTACGGCGGCCTTACCTGTTTATATTGGTACTGCGCCTGTGCATTTGGCCACGGACCCAGCGGAAGCTAATAAAGCCGTATTGTGCTACAATTACGCATCTGCCACTACTCAATTTGGGTACTCCAAAGAATGGGATAAATACACATTGTGCGAAGCGATGTATTCTCAATTCTCTTTATTCGGGATGGCGCCAGTAGTTTTTATCAATGTTCTTGATCCGAAGAAACATAAGAAGACGTTAGCGTCTACGCAAAAACAAATTCAGGATAAAGTCGTGACAATTGAAGACCCTGTATTACTCAATACGTTAAAGGTATCTGCTACCAATGGCGGAGCGGCGTCAACTATCAATGTTGATTATACTGCGACATTTAACGATGAAGGCAAATTGTTGATTGGCATCGTAGCTACCGGTGCACTCAAAAGCGCAACATCTGTTTGGGTATCTTATGATTACGTGGACCCATCTATGGTAACGGCAGATGATATCGTCGGCGGTGTGGATACTGAAGGCAAGCGAAAAGGTTTGGAACTTATCAATGAAGTATTCCCACGATTTGGTTTAATCCCCGGCAATTTATTGGCGCCAGGTTGGTCCCATAATACACTTGTAGCGGCTGTAATGAAAGCAAAGGAAACTACTATTAATGGTATGTTTCAAGCTATGTCCTTATGTGATGCCCCTACCGATGAAATTAAAAAAGCAACTGCAGTTAGCGAATGGAAAAATAAAAAGAACTACGTCGATGAACGTCAAATCTTATGTTGGCCAAAAGTAGCATTAGCTAATCGTCAATTCCATTTATCCACACAACTCGCAGGTCTTATGGCTAAGACAGATGCTAAGTATGACGATATCCCTTACAAGTCTCCATCTAATGAGTCCTTGCAAGCGGATAGCGCTGTGTTGAAAGACGGTACTGAAATCTATCTAGGTCCAGACGAAGCCGCGTATTTGAACGGTCAAGGTGTCGTTACTGCACTTAATTTCATCGGCGGATGGAGAGCCTGGGGCAACCGTACAACGGCCTACCCATCTAATACAGATGTTAAGGATTCCTTTATCCCTGTACGTCGTATGTTTAACTGGGTATCTAACACGCTGATTACATCCTTCTGGTCTAAAATTGACGACCCAGGGAATAAACGATTGATTAATAACGTCGTAAATAGTGCCAACGCTTGGCTAAATGGGCACGTAGCATCTGGCGCACTTCTTGGCGCCCGTGTTGAATTTTTGGAATCTGAAAACCCAATAACTGATTTGTTGAACGGAATTTATCGATTCCATGTATATTTAGGTGTGCCAACACCGGCCCGTGAAATCGATTTCATCCAAGAATATGATTCGTCTTACATGAGCACATTATTTAATTAAGAGGGAGGTAACTCATGGCTAAACATAGAGACAAGTTGATTGACTTTGCCATTTTTAGCTCTGGCAGAGAATTATATGGTTACGCCGATGTAACCTTACCTGATATCGAATTTATCAGCGACACAATCAAAGGCGCGGGCATTGCCGGCGAAGTTGATTTGGGTGTACTCGGTCAAACTAAGGCAATGAACATGTCCATTAAATGGAATACCATTGACAAAGATGTGACAGACCTTGCTAGTCAAAAGGTGCATGATATCGAAATTCGTGGCGCACAACAATTATATGATTCCGCAAAAGGTGAATTAGTACCTGAAGCGGTCAGCGTATATGCCAAAGTGATGCCTAAGAAAATCGGTCTTGGCAAATTTGAACAGGCAAGTAAAACCGATACCTCTACAGAGTTTGAAATTGTATATTTCAAAATGACTGTTGGTGGTAAAACTCGTACTGAAATTGATAAATTCAACTATGTTTGTGTAATCAATGGTGTTGATTACTTAGCATCCGTAAGGGAGGCATTGGGTAAATAATGGCTACATATGATCGCGAAAAGCTAATTGACGGCTTAAACAATTTAACTGGGTTTGACTTCACAAAGGCGGAACTTCGTGTCCGCCGTGAAGGCGATATGACTCCGGATGTTACATTCTCTAAACGATTTCAGGCAGAAGTTGCCGCCATAGCATTAAAAGAAAGTGCAAAGGTATTAATGACAATGCCAATCTCTGAATTCACTGAGATGTGTGCAGAGGTAAGCATTTTTTTATTGCGTGGTTCGGTAGAGAAAATGGGACTTCTCCCGGACAACAATGCCGAAGGATTGCCATCCGACTTAGAGAGTGCGGAGGCATAGACTTTTGGATGTCTACCCCAATCGCTGAAATAGCAGATTGGATAGACGATTTAGAATTTGTTCTTGAAGATGAAAAGCGCTTGAGGGAGGAAGAGGACTAATCCATCAAGCGCTTTTTGCGTAAACAAATTTAAAAGAAAGGAGGAACTATGGCGGGTAAAGTATTTGAGATTGCTTTTGCAATAAACGGCGCCTTAGCCCAAGGGTTTAAGACGTCGATGCAGCAAGCCAAGGGTACGTTGACGCAATACGGCTCTAAAATGACCGAGTTGAAAGCGCAACAAAGGGCTTTGGATTCTGCATTAAGGCAAGGCGTTATCTCCATGGACTCTTACCGCAACGCAACGGAGAAAGTTGGTAAGGCGCTAGACCAAACGGCAGCTAAAGACGCAAAACTCAGAAAAGCAATGCAAAATAAAATTGCCGCTGACGCTAATGCTAAAAGTGCTCGTAGTGATTTAGGTAGCACTATGGCTACTACTGCTGTAATGGCCGCGCCTCTCGTCGGGATGCTATCTAAAGCGGCAGACTTTGAAGCAGTGATGTCAAAGGTAAAGGCAATCACTGTATCTGACGATAAGGCAATGCAACAATTGACGGCCACCGCTCGCGAACTCGGGCAAAAAACTATGTTCTCCGCCACACAAGCAGGCGAAGCCATGACATATCTAGGCATGGCTGGTTGGAACTCTCAACAAATCATGGCAGGTATGCCAGGGCTTTTGAACTTAGCAGCAGCTAGTAATACGGATTTGGCACGTACTGCGGACATCGTATCCGATGATCTTACTGCGTTTGGATTAAGTGCTGAACACGCAGGGCATATGGCGGACGTATTCGCTAAGACTACCACCAAGACAAATACAACTGTCGAGATGATGGGCGAAACAATGAAGTACGCCGCACCAGTAGCGCATGCCTTTGGCGCAAGTTTAGAAGAAACGGCTGCACTTACTGGGCTTATGGCCAATAGCGGTATTAAGGCATCTGCAGCCGGTACTGCATTACGTTCAGGGTTCTTGCGTTTAGCGGGTACTTCCTCTAAATCGACTAAAGCGATTGAGGAAATGGGGCTTTCATTAAGTGAAGCAACGGCACAACAAGAAGAGGCAAGAGCCGCATTAGATAGCCTGGGTATTGCTATGAATGATACCAATGGGCCACGCAAGATGAGCGCTATCGTTCGCGACTTAGCAGATAAGACCAAGGATATGAGTAAGGAACAAAAGCTTGCTACGCTTGCGACTATCTTCGGTACCAATGCCGCATCAGCTTGGGTATCTGTTATTGATCAAGGACCTGATGCGTTAGATAATTTAACGAAGGAACTCGAAAACAGTGACGGCGCTGCTGAGGAAATGGCTAATACGATGCAAAATAATGCACGCGGAGCACTAATTAAACTTTCATCTGCAACTGAATCAGTAGCAATCGCAATCGGTAGCACAATGTTACCTACTCTAGCAAAACTAGGTGAATCTCTTGCAAATGAAGCTGCTTACGTCGCTGAGGTTGCGGGGCAACATCCGGAGCTTACGGAAGCCATAATCAAAACAAGTGTTGCTGTAGCGGGGATGGTAATTGCCTATAAAGCAGTGAAAGCAGTTTACTTCAGCGTAACGGCGGCACATGCGGCTTATCGGCTTATGATGGAATCAGAACGTGTAGCAACTATGCGCAACGTAATCGCATCGGGCATCCATAGAGCAGGTATGATAGCAAGTAGTATCGCCATGTATGCAACCGCTGCGGCGCAATGGGCGTTGAATGCAGCAATGAGTGCCAATCCGATAGGGTTGGTTATCTTAGCTATTGCAGCATTAATTGGCGTGTTGGCATGGTTAGTTACTCATTTTGAAATTGTGTCCGACTTCTGTACATCGATGTGGGAATCCCCTACAGCTGCCAT